CGCAAGTGAAACAAGTCCAAGTATAATTGCAACAAACGTATTTACATGTTCAAGAGTTATTGTGCCTAGTAGTCCAGCGATGGCTACAGCAGGTGTAAGATGGCTATCGTTGTTCATTAAGCTGTCGTTCCTAATCTAACAAATCTTATGAATGTTCTCAGTCTAGAGCCTCCACCACCTCCGACTTCTCCACCTTGTGGCATATAAATTGATGTAGATAATTTATGATTTGAAGTATCAGTAATTTTAAAAACTCCGTCAAAGTAAGCATTAAAGCCACCAGTTGCGGAAGCTGAAGTTAAATTAATATCAATAGCGTCTGCAAATGATGAACCATCTGTTGCGCTGTTCAAGTATACGTGACCTGTAGCAGCACCACCACTTGCTGTTTGGCTGCCCGTCACTCTTAACACTACATGATAATAACCTTCTGTACTAAAACTAAAAATTCCAGATGAATGAGTTACATATTGTGTACCATAATTAAAAAGTAATCGGTCAGCTATTTGACCACTACCATAAGAGGTAATAGTATTTTGTGAATTTGCAGATATTGTTTGATTACTTGATTTTGCAAAAACTTGTAAATTATCTGGTATTATAGTAGGAACATTACCATCAGCACCATCAGCACCATCAACACCTGCTGGACCAGTTGCACCTTGCGGACCTTGTGGACCAATACCAGCAATAGCCTCTGTTGCGTTCTCACGCACTTCTTGAGATGCAAACAAACCTTGTCTGTAAGCTGTGTCCAAGTCCCTCTCCGATAAACGTGAACCGTTCTGGAAGTCTACCAAGGGTGCTTGAGACGATGCTCGATAGATACGAACCTCACCAGCGGAACTGTAAGTGCCCGCATCAGCGACAGTGACGGTTGTTACGTCATTGCTTGTTGCTGCATCAGTTACTGGAAGCTCTGTCCATTCTGAAGCGGAGTTAAGTTTACCGACAGCTTTAATGTCGGCTAAGTTTAAAAACTCAAAACTTACCGTAAAGGATGTTGAGCTTGGATTAGTTATTGATTGATATGACAATGGCATCTCACAGTTGGTTAGGGGGGTTAATATATTATGCGTCTAGCAATGCTTGTAATGTATCGGTTGAAGCACCTCTCTGTGCTTGTTTGTTAATAGAGCGCATACGTTTGTACTCTCGTTCGATTTCTGGAAACTCTTCCATCATCAAACTCAGAGAGCGTGAACGATACTTGCTCAGGACTCTATTGATAAGTTGAACACGAGGGCTCTTCAACGCTCCGTCCGTAAGTGGAGAGAGTCGTTGGTAGCGTCTGCTGTTGATTAACTTCTCAAGTTCTTGTCGGAGAGTTCTGCCTCTGATCTTTGTGTCACTCAGGAGTTCTAAACGTCGATCGTAAGCAGTTTGTCCTTTATCATTAACGAACTCGGTCATGTCGATACTACGGTCAAGCATTGTGCTTGTCTGAGTGAATCCATGATCAAGTGCTGCAAGCTCTTCAAACACTACGTCACCGTCTCTTGTGGAGATAGACGAAGGGTTGAAAGGACCGACAACTGGATACTGTTCCATAATAACAGGCTCTCCTAAGATGTTACGCTTGGGGTCTAGGTTGTCGTTACCGAACGGAAGCTTCTTCATGAACGCATCACTAAGGCTGCGAACTTCTCTAGAAGTTGTGTCACCCATAACGGACTGACCCTGATACAGAACATTGGGAACAAACCCACCAGCAATGTTTCGGATTGCTCGTTCCATCTTACGGTCAGGCTCAGAGATAGCATCAGTCAGGAACTTAAGACCTGCTAGATAAGACTTCTCAGTTACGTTACGTGATAGAGAGATAGAAGCTGCTGCGAACATCTGCTCTGCGGTAGTTGTGTTGTGGCTGGCTTGTTCGTCCAACTGCTCAACAATATCTACAAGAACACCGAAGTGTGTTCCAAGTGGGTCAAGACCTGCAAAGCTTGCATACTTGTCACCAAACTTAAGAGAATACTTCTGCCATCCTGTTGCTTCAAGAGTCTTGCGCTGTGCAATATCTTTTGGACCACCACCTGTAATGAAGTCACGGTTCGCCATAATCATATACAGCAACGTGCCGTTGATCATAACAGATGTAGCAATCTTGCCTCGTGTTCGTGCAACCTCAATAGGGTTACGAGACTCTAGCTTCATACGCAACTCATCTTGAGTTCGTTTCAGCATCGGCATGTCAGGCATTCTAGCAAGTGCGCTACGTCCTAAGTCCATCGCACCGCCTGATGCACGATCGAACGAGAACTTCAGAATGTTTACTGGAGTCCGAATGAACGGAAAGATCAGACGAAGTGGTGGAATCTTCTGCGTCATCGCTTGCGCCAAGTCTGCGAAAGCACCAGCATCGTTAGTGAATGTTCCGTAACGTGCTTGCTCTAGTGAGCGAGCTGCTACGTTGTCAATGTCAGAGATGTTCTCTAATCCAAGACCACCTTCTTCGTATGACTTAAGCATGTCTGCACGTTTCTGTGTCTCTTCACCGATGATACGATTTACTTCAGCACCTCTCTTCTGAGGGGTCATAGGCTTTTGACCACCAGCTACAAGTTCGTCGTCCATCTTCTTGACGGATGCTTGTGCAAACTTCATCACACCAGCATCAGAGAACGCACGTTCACCGTCCACAAGGACAGCGTCCATACCTCTCATGACATACTCGGTCAATGCGTCAGGGTCTTTGATACCTAACTTCATTCCCTTCAAGGTCCATTCCATCTTAGCGTTCTGACGGAATATCGATTGCTTGAAGACTTCGTCCATCGCCATGAGGGTCTTAGCTGGAATGTTAACAACATTCTCACTGAACCAGTTCATGGAGTTCTTAATTGTCTCTTCAGGAGCAGCGTTATCAAAGTATTTTGGAATACCTGTGTTCGCTGTGTTCTCAAGCGGGTTACGTCCGATGTCTAACAGCTGGTCTTTCATCGAATACACATCTAAGAAATACTTCATAGACTCACGGAACGACTCAAAGGTTGCCATCTCTTTCATCACCATACGAGTGATAGCTGGGTCAACTGTAAGTCCACCGACTGCTAGCTCTGTTTGGAGAAGGGTCTGGGTAATCATATTACCAATACCATTCTTCATCATAGTGCGAGGACCAGACAGTAGGGAGTTGATGAACCAGTTCTGTGCCATCTCCATGAACTTGCCACCTTCGGAAGCACGTCCCGCTTTAACGACACCAAGCATCTGGTCAATCATGTCCTTAGCTGATGTGTTCTTAGGATCGCCACCTGCAAGAATGATTCGGTTAATTAGAACATCAAAGTTGTTCTTCTCTCCTTTGTTGCTCGCCATGTATTGGTTAACAATCTCTTGAGAGCGTCTCTCTGCTGCTGATAGACTTAGCTTAGTTCTAGCAAACTGTGTTGACTGTAGACCTTGACCAAATCCTCGACGGAGGTTCGAGCCAGCAGCAACTAGGTTCAACATCTTCTGGATGTCTCCCATTAGTTCTGCACGGTCTGCATCAGTAGCTTCAGCACTTTGCGCTGCAATCTTCTTAGCTTTCTCAACGATGTCAGCACCTTGCTGTACGGCGATAGATTCTACTGTATACATACGAGCTGCAATTCGACGCAACGCTGCTGCATCATTACCTGCTGCTCGGACTTCTGACTCAATTATGTCAATCTTTTGACCAGACATCTCAGCCATTCGCCGAGCTTGCTCAACAGCCTGAACGACACCGCCACCTTTAAGTCCATCAGAACCTTGGAGCTTGCCGTCTTCGTAGAAGCCAATGCTTCCTGTTCTTTCCATTTCTTCGAGAACAGAAGTCTCAGCCTTCGCTAACACTTCACCAAGGTCGTATGCTGTTTCAACTTCACCAATAGCCTTGACTGTTCCTTCAACAGCGATTTGACCACCTCTGTTTTCTACAGTGATACCAGACTTAGCAGCTCCTGTAGCCTGAAAGAATTTAACTTCGTTTCTTCGCGAGCCTCTGGAGAGAGAGTTAAGGCGAGCGTAGGGGGAACTCATATACTCGTTTGGATGATAATCGAATTTCTTTTTTGGACCACTGACTAGGTTACCGAAGTCTGTAATAACATCATTGAGTAGCGTACCTTTAGCATTAAAGACTTCACTCAACACGTCTACAACTTTTTGCCAAAGTGTTTTATAGGACGTATCGCTTGTTTTAACGCTACGTAAGAAGTTCTGGAATGAGCTGTTTGTCAGAGACTCTGACAAGAACTCATCGAGATTACTGAACCCATACCATTGTTTAATGTTTTTACGGTTCGTGTTACCATCGGCTCCCTGCTTCATCATGAATCCGTTGGGGTCATTGAGATTATCTACGAGTCCTTTAAACTCTTCTGGAATATTTTCCAGAGCTTCCTTATAAGTTCTTATTAACTTTTTAACAGCAGGATTGTGTGTGTATTTATCGTTGTAATACTCATCCAGCCT